CTTTGTAACCTTCCTGATTACTCGCTACAGTTTTTAATGTTAGCGTTTGTAATGAAACAGCACAGCCGTACACTATAAGCGTCCCTGCTAGAAAAAATCCTAATTTGTACAAAAGTTCTCCCTTATGGTTTCTAAAGCAACTGACTCTCCTTTTAATTCCGCCAGTCTTTCTTCATTATCAAGACCGACGATAGAACCAAAAGGAAGACCAACAAGTAACACACCTAAGGAGTCAAAGAAATAAGCCAGTCTTTGTTTACGTTTGGTTTTTCTAAGCGCCTTCTCTGTTACTTCTTGTTGCTCTTGTAAAGCAGGACAGCTTGTGTCAGTAAACCGAACTACTTCAGTAGGCTTAGGCTTTACTTGGTACGGCAATGCCGCACACGAAGTTAGTAACAAAAGGACTAACAGAATGTTTATTTTATTATTCATAGTCATTAGGCACTTACTGTCCCTTCTAACCCTATCTTTGTCTTAGGCTTGTCGTCACCCTGTCCTTCTGGCTCTACATCAGCAATCAAACGGTCCAAGTACCAACGGGCTTTCTTTAAGTCTTCTACTGGGTTCGCCTTGTACTTCCACCTGTGGAGATACTTCAGTACTGAACCTTCGTAGTACTCCATTATACCGACAGACCCTAGCTGTTGTTTGATGTAATCAATAGCTTCAATATTGCCGTTATTGTAGTGTTCAGGTCGGTTAACAGCGTCGAAAGCCTTGTCCCATTCTTGGGGAGTAGCGTTATCAATGCTCATCTTCGTCCTCCTCTTCATCTGTTAGTTCTTCCTCAAATTTATCTAGCCTGTTAATCAGTTTGTCTTCAAACCTGTCCAACAGTTCTTCCGAAGTAATTTCCAATGCTTCTAAAAAGTCGTCAGGGTCATAAGTGTCTAACAACCGTTCTTTAATTTCCTCAAGTGTTAGAGACATCTTCAAGCAACTCCTGCAATGTATCGACGTTGTACCATTTTATTTTCTCACGTTCACACCACTGCGCCATTGTGAGCTTACCTCCTTTTCTAACTTTCTTGTCCGGGTTCATCAAGACAAATACTAAGCTCTGCCCCTCCGGTAAACTGTCCCTGACACTCGTGTATTTCTTAGTGTCTCCTTCTCTGAAGAACCCTTTACACTCAACCAGCGTACCACTAGGTTCATGAACAAAGTCAGGACAATAATGACGATGTATCGTGTAAGGAACTCTAAACGGCTCGTAGTCAAACCCCTTTAGAACCTTAGATACAGTTTCTTCAAAATTACTACGAAACTTCAATTTCTTGGACCTTCGGCTCATTTACTACCTCTACTAAATAACGTGGACCTGTTGAATAAAGAAACCCTCTTACGGTAGGCCAGCAGACCTTTTTGTAAGTACAGTAGGAGCAGCCTACGGCGAGTTTCTGGTTCCCAGCTTTGCCATCTGCGACTGGCTTGTAGCAGACGTCCGGTGGTGCTGGGAGAGTTACCAACTTTTTTACGCGATTGATATGCTCCTTTATGTCATAACTGATAAGGCTATGTATAGGAGCCTGAGTATCTTCCTCGTCGTACAACAGATAAGCCAGGTATCCATTCTGTTTGTCCATAGCCAACCAGCCGTACTTCGTTTCACCTTCAGACGCTGCGTATCCTTTGATCTGAGCGACGTAGCCGAAAGGGTCATCGTAGGCCAAGGTCCCATCACGGAACTTCCTGAACCCGTAAGTAGACGCTGACTTGACGTCCGTAACAATACCGTTGATCTTGCAGTCCATAGAACCTTTGATGCCATTGACTTCACATTTCTTCTGTTCGTCTGTGACCTCGTGTCCTGCTGCTCTTGTGAGGAACAGGAGGAGTTCTTCTATGACATGTCCGTACAGGAACTTGACGTAGGTATGTGGCTGTATGTCTTCGCCTTTTTCTACGTCATTGAAGACATTCCAGAGGAACCTGTCTTCACGTCCTATGTTGGACATACGGAGTTTTCTGGTATCGTCACGCTTCTCTGTGAACTCCTGACGCATCAGGTCCTTTACCTTTTCTCCGAACTGCTCAATACAACTGTCTATGTCTACGTCTTCTGGGACGTCCTTAGTGGACACCAGTTTGTAGATGTCGCTTACTAGCGTGTTTACAGTTTTCATTTATAGCTCTCTGTTATTTCTTCAACAACTTTTCTAGCCTGTTCTGGTGTGCAGTTGAACCACTCAGACCGTCTTTCGTACAGTTTTTGTAGTGCTTCGTGTGCTTCAGACTCCGCTGCCCTACGGTCTGTAACGTCCCAAGAAGCAGCCAAAGAGTAGTCCCTAAACGGAGAAGAAGTCTGATAACCGTTAAGACGGTCTTCAGCGTCTACTGCCATACCAACCTTTACCCACTCAGGGAAGTTTGGGTTAGTAATGACGTACACCTGACCTTCTGTGCTGATTTCGTACTTCTCAAGACTGCTAAAAGCTGCGTCTTCAAACGTCTTGTAACGTCCGGGTTTGTGTAACGGATGGGACTTAGGTACGTACTTACCGTTTACGTGCATCTGTGTGGGATTTGATTTGCCGTTCCACTTGCGTCGGTAGGTTTTTTTACACGCATTACAGCGGTGGTCTAAACCGTCTTTTCGTGTTTTATCTTTATTGAACTCATTTATCGATTTAGTCTTGCCGCATACCGAACACCGTTTTACTTCAAATAAGTCTTGTTGTTTTATCATCAGTGCGTCTCCGCCCATGTTGTACCGATTTTGTATTCACCGTCCAGAGGACACCGTAAGTCATACGCCAAGCCAGCCGCCTTCAGGCATTCAACCGCAAGCCAGCCAAACTTGTCTGCATGTACCTCACGTACCTCTGTCTGTACTTCGTCGTGAATGTTGCCTATGAACTTGTAGTCCAGTTCCCACTGCTTTGCGTAGTCGTCAAGGATCACCAGAGCTTTCTTCATTACGATAGCTCCTGCTGCCTGCAACAACGTGTTTAATGCAGAGTGTTCTGATCTAACAAGGAGTCGTCTACCGTCGAGTCCTTTGAGATAGCCTCTCCCAGCAGACGACACCACTCGTTCTCGTAAACGTCCAAGAGCAGGTGTGTTTCTGAGGAATCTTTTTTTAAGTTCAGCACCGTCTGCTGGGCTTCCTCCAACGATATTTCCGATTTTAGAATCTCCCGCCCCGTAGAGGAAAGCATATATGAAAGTTTTCGCCTGAGGTCTTGTTTCAAGTCCAGCAGCCAACTGATTTCTTGAGTGTATATCTTCTGTGAGAAGGACATTTGTAAACTCCTGATCGTTCATGTAATGTGCCAGCATCCTTAGTTCTAAGCCACTGGCGTCAAACCCTACCAACTTCTTACCAGCCTGGACAGTCCAACAGGACCGACACTCGTGTCCATAAGGACTATGGCTGGCAGGAACCTGAGCCACGTTAGGGTCACGGTGTGTCATACGTCCTGTCACTGTACCAAGACTGATGACCCTGCCGTGAACCCTACCGTCAGCCTCCAGATGCTCAAGCCATGAGTTCACCTGCGCGTATCTTTTCTGTAGCAACAAGTATTCACTCACGGCACGAGCTTCTGGTAAGTCAATGGTGTCTAGGACTGCTTCGTCAACGATGGGGTTACCCTTCTCAGTAAGTTTAGTAAACTTTGCACCAAGTTGCGCAAGCCTCTTCGCAATTTGCTGACGAGAACCGACGTTAAAGACCTCAACCCTGTCCTTAAGCCTCTTACCTGTCTTGTCAGAGTATCTTTCATGGACGATAGGCGGGAACTTTTGTTGAAGTTCTGCTTCGATTTCATTCATACGCTCCTGAAATGTAGCACATAAGTCTCGTGCTAGTTCTTGATCCAACAGCCAGCCGTTACGCTCCTGTTGTTGTATTATCAGTTGTACTTTGTGTTCCAGTTCAGAAGACTCAGTAGTAGCAGCCGCCTCTACAGAGGAACAGCCCATTTCTCTGAACAAGTGTTGGTGAACTGCTTCTGTGAGTTCTACGTCACGTTCACAGTACTCCATCATTTCCTGAGACAACTGTGTCCAGTCGTCGTGGTCACCTTTCGGGAACCCTAAAATCCTGCCCCAGTTTTTCAAAGAG